AACAGTTACTCCATATATAGGAACAAATGTTTCTTTAGTACCAAATGCTACAAATGAAGACCCAATTGCTTTTATAATATCTTCACAGTTAAATGTGTCTTTTATTATATCAGATCAAGACGATTACGATAATTTCCCAGACTTATTAAACTTTGATGAAACAAAGTATTACGTTGAATTAATTATTGATAACGTAATCAAATGGAGAGGTTTTTTACTTAACGATTATCTTCAAGTTCCATTTACAACAGGTAACCAAGAAGTAAGTATGACTTGTATTGATGGACTTTCATTTTTAAGATATATATATTATGATGGTGATGTAAATGTAAATTCATTAATTAAATTAATTGACATTATTGGTATTTCTTTAAATCAATTGCCATTTGAAGATATGATATTTATTTATGCTTGTTGTTCTTACTATGCAGATGGAATGTTTGATAGAGGCGATGCTGGTGGCGATGAACCATTTAGTCAAACGTATCAATATAAAAGGGATTTTTATAAATTAGATTATTATACTATTTTAGAAAATATAATTAAGACTTTTGGTTGTAGGTTATTCCAAGCAAATGGCAATTGGTATATTTTGCCAATGAATCAACAAGCTGACACAATATATTATACAAGATATGTTGTTGAAGATGCGCCAACTGTAAGTGGTAATGGTATATTAACAAATACAATAAACATTCAACCTTATCAATATGGTAATGTTCATTTTGTAAATAATAGTCAAACTAAAATAGTAAGAAAAGGATTCCCAACTATTGAATCAACTTTGCCGTATAATTACGCTGCAAATTATATATATAACGGAACTTTTAAATTTACTACTGGTTCTGGTTCTACATTAAGAGCAAATGGTTGGAGTGAGTTTGAGGTTGCGCCATCAAGAGCAACTTTGGTTATATTAAATGAAGATCAATCAAATAGATATGAAGTTTTTTATTTAGGTGGTAGTACCAATGCTTATATACAAAACTATTTTGCATTGCCTACGGCTTATGAATATTTGCCAAAAATGTATGGTACAAGTGCAACTTTGTCTTTTGAATTTCAAGGAGGAAATGCTGGAAATAAAATAAGAGTTTATATAACGGCTTTTATTGGTGGTGTAACTTATTATTTAAGAGATAATAATATTTGGTCAACTTCAGTACATTTTATAGATGTTACATATACTACATTTAATACTTATGTTAATAACACTATTGATATACCAATGGGTTATTCACAAGATTTAAGTTTGACTATTGAAGGTTTAATAGGAGTGAAGTTTGAAGCAGCAAATGGTGCGGTTGGTGGATATATTAAGAACGTTAAATTAACACAAAATGAAGCATCAATTAAAGAAGTTGTATTAACAAGAAATATTGGTTCAACATCACAAATAGCAACTGATATAGATATTCCTTATAGTGCGATTTATCCATTTCAAGGTGCATCACCAATACAAAATAATGTAGGTTTATTATTTGATGAAGATGGTGTTATTTGGAGGGATTGGTATAGATACGGATATCCTCCAGAAGATTTTGGTATGTTGGCTGAATTAGTTATGCGTCAATATTCAAATTTATTAAATAAGAATATAGCTACTTTAGAAGGTGATTTGGGTGCAATATCTGGAACAAATGGGTTTATTTATCTTGATAAAACATATACAATACAAGATTCAAGCACAAATGCTTTGTCTTATAATGGTAAGAAGTTTTTAATAAATAGGCTTACATCAAATCCTTATATGGATGAAACAAGCCAAATACAACTTTTAGAGATTACAATGGTTGATAATGCTTCAACTGCTACTATTGATTACATTGGAGATGTTACCATAGAAACTCCAAAAAGATATTTTAATAATGCGTAAATTTGTAATATGGGAGCAGTAATAGGAAATAACGTAATGCTTTATTGGCATAGAACAGATGTTGACCCAGAGGTTGATGTCGCTTTTGCGTGTAGTACAAATTGTACGTTTAATGTAAACGTAGACCAAAAAGAGGTAACAAGCCAATCAAGTGCTTGGTTTAGAGAATATAAAAATGATGTGGCTACTTGGAATGTAACTTGTGATGGGTTGATTACTTTGACTGGATTTTCTTATTTGTTTATGTTAGAAAAGCAGTTAGCAAGAGAACCAATAGAAATTAAATTCGTAGTGGATAACGGAGTTGATGGTTTAACTATTATTAACGGAACTTGTAATATATCAAGTTTAGCAATAAACGCACCACAAAAGGATGTGGCTACTTACAATATTAGTCTACAAGGTACAGGTGCATACAATACAACAGGAACGGAGGTTGACCCAAGCGGTGTGATTATAGTAGGTTCAAATCCTGTTAAGACAAAAGGTTACACGGCAAGTGGTGGCGAAACATCAATTACTTTTGCGGACACAATCGGTTATGCTTGTTTATACGTTTCAAGAGGTGGTGTGGATGCGCAAAACATTTTAACAACAGGAACTCCAACGGGTGATGATGTTAAGTTTATAAGTTCAACTGGGGTTCTTACTTTTGGTAGACCTTTAGAAGCTGGGGAGTATATTCGTGGATTATTTCAATAAAATATTATGAGTCAATTACAAGTAACAGGCGAAGCAAAGATTAGGGATATACAAGGTCCAGTAGTGGCTAATAGTGGTGTAATAACCGCTTTAGATGGTGCTGCTTCTCAATATGTACGAGGGGATGGTACTTTAGCTGATTTCCCAACATCAACAGGTGGAGGCAGTTCGGTTTCTTACTATCTTAACTCAAGTGTTTCACAAGGTACAATAGGAGGGGTTGCTTATAGACAATTAGGCAAAACACCTATTGCTGGTGCTGGAACTGATATTACTATTTCGGCTAATGGTTACATAGCGAGTTACATTACTGATGCAAATGATCCTGCTTTATTGGAAGTACCTGCTGGTAACTTTAATTGTGAGTTCTACTTTGCCGTAAACTCAAACAATCACGACCCTTATGTTTATGCAGAGGTTTATAAGTATGATGGCACAACTTTTACTTTAATAGGAAGTAGCCAAAGTGTACCTGAATATTTAACAAATGGTACAACGTTAAGTCCTTATTATTTTGCTATCCCAGTTACTCAAACTACTTTAGCAATAACCGATAGAATAGCAATTAGAATATATGTAAACGTAGATGGTAGAGTTGTTACTTTACACACAGAGAATAATCATTTGTGTCAAGTAGTTACAACCTTTTCTAAAGGATTGACTTCGTTAAATAACTTAACAAGACAAGTACAATTTTTAGCAACAGGAACAAGTGGAACTGACTTTAACATCTCAAGTTCAACGGCTACGCATACTTTTAACCTACCTATTGCTTCGGCTACAAATACAGGTAAGTTGAGTTCAACGGATTGGAGTACGTTTAATGCAAAGCAACCTGCTGGTAATTATGTTACTTTAGATACTACTCAAACAATAACAGGTGATAAAACATTTACTGGAATTGTAAAGAATGATAATGGTATTTTATTAAAAAATTCATTTATTACTTACTCTAATGGATATACATCATTATCTGCAGATACTGGAAATTTAGTAATTAGTAGTTTAATTGGTGGAACACCTTATGATAATGAATTTTCTTTTACACCATCAACAAGCAATACATACACTTTTCCTAATGCAAGTGGAACAGTAGCATTGACAAGTAATATCAATTATCCTGTTACAAGTGTATTTGGCAGAACAGGTGCGGTTGTAGCGGTTAGTGGCGATTATAATACAAGCCAAGTAACTGAGAATACAAACCTATACTTTACGGATGCAAGGGCAAGAGCAGCTTTAAGTTTTACGGCTGGTAGTGGTGCTTACAATAGCACAACAGGGGTTATCACAATACCTACAAATACAAACCAACTTACTAACGGAGCATCATTTATAACCTTAACTTCTTTAAGTGGAGGTGTAGGAATAAGCTACAACAATACAACAGGGGTAATTACTAACTCTGCTCCAGACCAAACTGTTTCTTTAACGGCAGGTGCTGGGATATCAATTAGTGGTACTTATCCTTCATTTACGATAGCTTCTACTATTACTCAATATACCGACGCTTTAGCAAGAGCAGCGATTAGTTTGACCACAACAGGTACAAGCGGTGCAGCTACTTATAACTCAACAACAGGGGTGTTTAACATACCTAACTACGCACCTGATTTAAGTGGGTACGTTCCAACAAGTAGAACTATAACTATTAATGGAACTTCATTTGATTTAAGTGCGAATAGGTCTTATAGTGTAGGAACAGTTACAAGCGTAGGGTTATCTTCTGCAACAAGCGGAGTAACTATTGGTTCAACTCCTATCACTACAAGTGGTACGATTACTTTAGCTATTGCGACTGCAAGTGGCTCACAAAATGGTTTACTTTCAAGTACTGATTGGACTACGTTTAACAACAAGCAGAACGCTTTAACTAACCCTGTAACAGGAACAGGTACAACAAACTACCTACCTAAGTTTACAGGTGCAAGTACAATAGGTAATAGTTCTTTAAATGATGATGGTACAAGTGTTGCAGTAGGAATTGCTCTAACTGCTAATACAGGAAATTTACAAGTTGGTGGAACTGCTAATACCTCATTATTTGCACAACAAGGAACTGATACAGTTAGAATGGGGGTTAGAGCAAGTGGAAGAACAGGAATTGTTTTTGATAGTTCAAATGCTACATTCACAAATAGAATGTGGTATATAGATAACGTAGGAGCAAATGGTAGTTTAACAATAGGGAGGTCTGGTTTAGATGTTTTAACTTTTAGTAATGGTGGCAATTTAGGATTAGGAGTTACACCGAGTGCGTGGAGTGCATATAAGGCATTTGAAATTGGATATGTAGGTAATGGATTATTTGCAACAGGTCAAAATGATATAAATATTTTATCAAATGCTTATTTTAACGCAGGGTATAAATATGGCGGAACAGGTAAAGCAAATTTGTTTGAAATATATAACGGGGAGTATTACTTTATGACCGCTCCTTCAGGAACAGCAGGTAATGCTATAACATTTACCCAAGCAATGACCTTGTTTAGTACAGGTAACTTAGCAGTAGGCACAACTACAGATGCTTCAAGAAAATTAGATGTTAATGGAGTAATAAGAACACAAAACGCAGGTTCAGCAGGTGCGCCATCTATTGAATTAGGAACATCTGCTCAAGGTAATGGTTTATTTTATCCAACAACTAATACTATTGCTATTGCTACTAATGATACCGAACGAATGAGAATCACAAGTGCGGGATTAGTTGGAATAGGAACAGTAAATAGTTTTTTAGCACAATTAAATGTTGGCAGAATAAGTGCAGGAGCAACTACAAGAGCACTTTCTTTATATAATAATAGTTCTAATGTTGCTGATACAGGAGTAGCTATTGAATTTTATCCTAATACAGGTAATGATGATAGATGTGCAAAGATTAGTTCAGTTAATACAACGACAGTTAATAATGCTGATTTAAGATTCTTTACTTCTAATGATGCAGCACCTGCCGAACGAATGAGAATCACATCGGGTGGTAACGTTGGAATCGGAACGAATAGTCCTCAAGCACCTTTACAAGTAAATGGTAATTTTAGATTATATACAACTAATGGAGATGGTAATGAACTAAGAGGGATATTTAGTGTTGGTGGTGCAGCTGACCCACTATCTTTTTCTATGTATAAAGGTAATGCAACTACCATAGGAACATTTTTAACTGCTGATGGAACTTCTTATTTTAATGGTGGTAATGTATTAGTAGCAACAACAACAGATAATGGTCAAGGTAAGCTACAAGTAAATGGTGCTATAACTGCTAATAACATTTCTTATACAGGAGAATTAGTTACAACAAGTACAACTTTTAATGCTACTTATTATCATATTATTAGTGGTGCAGTAGGTTCAGGACAAACTTATACCTTACCAAGTCCAAGTTCTAATAACTTACAATATGTTGTCATAAACAAATCAAATTTCTCACAAACAATTTCAGCAGGTAGTGGATTTACTATCTATAATATGGCAGGTAGTGATGTTGGCTCTATAACATTAGCCTCAAAAGCAAGATGCTTTATTATCGCTGACGGAAGTGGATTCTATCAAATATTCTAAAATAAAATAAAAATGAAAACAATTCAACCTGTGGTATTCCCACTAAACTTAGGAACGGCAACAATCCTTAATGCTTATTGTATTAATGACAATTTAAGCAATTCAGCTACTTTTTACTATGCACTTTTAAGCGACACTCAAAGTCAATTACAACAAGGTAACTTAACAATGAGTGGCGAAGATTACGTTGGTTGGGCAACAAATGAGTATGCTTACAATTGGGTTGCAACTCAAATTGATGTAACAATTACAGGTGATTATGTACCTCCAGTACCTCCACAACCAGAGCCAATTGTTGAAGAAACAATTTAATTGAATATTTAACTATATTTGTATATAAAATAAAAACTATGATAACAATTAATCAAGAACAAATCAAGGAATTAGAAGCGTTTATCAACACTATCCCAACTGCTTATGGTTTACCATTATTGCAGTTCTTAGGTAAATTAAATGCTGAACAAAATCCACCACAAGAATCAACTGAAGCGTAATGGTACATAATAGCAATCAATCGGACTTATTAACTATTGTTAGCGGAACATCCGCATTTATTAGTGTTGCGAACGTGCAACCCATAGTTTCTTTATTAGCGAGTTTGATTGCTATTATTTCTGGAGTTTTAGCTGCAAGGTATTACATTAAGGCTACCAAAAGATTCAAGTAATGAAAGATGTAGTAATCGTTCTATTAGTGGCGGTTCTAATCTTTTTTATCGCATCTGAAGCACGATACACCAAAAGTGAACCTGTAATCATAACTGATACAGTTTACCAACAGAAAACTTTTACTAAGTTTATAAAGGGAAATTCAATCCCTTTTGTAGTTTTAGACACAATTTACATAGTTGAAACCGACACAATTACAATCGTTAAGGATTATAACCAAGTCAAGGTTTATTCCGATACTATGCGCATAGATTCTATTGGATACGCATACATACAAGACACAATCAGTCAAAACAAGATACAAGGCAGAGGTTTTAGTGCCAATTTTAACCTTCCGACCATAACAATTACCAAATTAATAGAGCCAAAGTCAAAGAACCAGCTTTATTTGGGGTTTATAGGCGATTTAAAGCACTCAAACGGACAAATTGGAATAGGCGGTTCAATTGCCATTAAAACGGCTAAAAACACCTTATATACGGCAACGGCAACAATGAACGGATATTCTTTTGGATACTATAAAAAGTTTTAATATGAAAAAGTTTATTATTTCAATGTTTAGTGATGAAGTAGGTGCTATGAGCCACAAAAGGATTTTAGCTTTTATTGGTGCTATTTGTCTTTATACAACTTTTGTAATTACTAAAAGCGACCATTTAGGCGATTTAGTTTTTTATATGAGTATGGCATTTGCAGGTTTAACAACTATTGATAAATTCAGTAAATAATGGAAAACAACGAAAAAAGAGCATTTGCAATTGGTTTTGTATTGTGGGTAATTGGTTTAGTTTACTTTATAAATCAAGTAATATGATCTCCAAGAAGGCAATTGAAATGATAATTAAGCACGAGGTTGGAGGTAGAGCCGTTTATGAAAAACGCTATCAAAAGCCTATTTGGGCTGGTGGCGATTCTGGATGTACGATTGGCTTGGGATATGATTTGGGTTATGTAACCGAAAAGCAGTTCTTTAGCGATTGGGATGGCTTAAATTTAAACTTTCTTAATGCGTTAAGAAAAGTGGTAGGGATAAAAGGTGAAGCGGTTAAATCAATGATGCGTGGCGAAATACTACAAGTTAGGATTCCGTACAATTTTGCCTATGATGTATTCGTTAATAAGTCGCTACCTAAATACTATGCTTTGACTAAAGCCATTTATCCAGAACTTGACACCTTAAACGAGGACACAAGAGGTGCGTTGGTTTCAATGATCTATAATAGGGGTAACAAGTTAGATGGCGATAGGCGAAAGGAAATGAGGGCAATAGTTAATCTTGTGGCTAAAGCTGACTACGAGGGAATTGCTGACCAAATAGAAAGGTCTAAAAGACTTTGGGAAAATGTAGGATTGGATG